CTCGACGTCCGCTGTGTTCACTGCCGCCACGCTGAATGATGGCACAGTGCTGAGGGGTGCGATCATGCCGGTCGCCGCCGACAAGGGCGGAGACAAGCACACGTTCCCCGCTGGCTCGTTTCCCGCCCGGCCCAACGCTGCGGAGTCTAAAGGGAAGAAGGCCAGCACCAAGCGGAAGCAGCCAGCACCGCCGCCCGAGATGCTCGACGACGATGCGATCGCTGCTGCCGTGACTGCTGAACCTGAATCGCTGGGCAGCATGGCCGCCCGGCTCAAGGCCAAACTCGCCTCACTCACAGGAGCGCACTGATCATGCAACACACTGAACTGCTTCTCCTCATGTGCCTCATCTTCATGCGGGCACTCGCCAAGTATGCAGACCTCGACTGAACCTCAACCCCACAGGAGTCCATTGACACAATGGTGTACAGATGTCTACCATTAGCACTTATCCCGAAGCGACGCTGGTTCTTCGACCACGCGAGCTAGATGTGATTCTCAATTCGCTTCACGCCTCTATGGATGACAGCGAACAGTTCGATGAACACGCACTGGCAGCGGAGCTTGCGGTACTGATCCGCAAGCTAGACCGTGCAGCCAATTCCCTCATCACTCATTAGGAGTTTCGTCATGAACAATAAGACTTTGTCGATCGGTGCCGGGCTCGGTGGCCTGTGCTACTGGAACACCAAGCGAGTCAGTCGTGCGAGAACGCAGGCCGCAGCCGATCAGGCTGGCTTCGGCAAGCTGGTTCCCGCACAGCCGCCTGCTACCAGCACGCTGCGAACGTGCATGCTTACGCTGGGCAAGTCGTGGTACGGACGGATTCGTAAGTCGCCTCTGTCTGTCCGCGAGCTTGCCGATCCGGGTTGCTTTGAGCTTGTGCGAGTGGTCGCCGGCCAGAGTGCCAACGAGTATCGGCACCTGTTCTCTGCCAGCATTGACCCGCAGTGGAACGTGAAGGTGCTGTCGGCCCCCGCCGCTCTGACTCCAATCAATGCCGACGTTGTACTGCAAGCGGCAGTGATTGATGAGCGTGACTACCTCCCCGCTGCCATCGTGTCGGCCGTCATGGTCAAGGCACTGCGTCAGTGGGCAGCCACGCTGCTCAAGGACGACGGCGGGCTGTGGTTTATTCCCGGCTGCTACATGGATCAGTACCGTGCCTTCGCCTCGCACATCGCAGGCAAGGGCGACGGCCCACAGTTCAAGCTCACGCAGTTTGAGATCGCTTCCGATCCGGACACCGTGAAGCACGTTCTGACTGAGCTGCGGACTGAGATCCGCACTGGCATCGACGAGATCATGGCCGACGTCATGCAGGCCGAAGGCGGGCTGCGTGACAGGTCGATTTCCATTCGACAGAAGAAGGTCGATGAGTTCCTTGCGAAGGTGCAACTGTACGAACAGTTCACCGGCAAGACTCTGTCCGACCTGACCGATGTTGTTACCCAAGCCAAGCAGGCACTCGCCATGAACCGGCTGCTGTCTGCATCTGTTTGATTTGTTTCCCTCACCTTTTTCTGGAGACCCTCATGGGTTACTACGTACAAATCACTGACTGTTCTGTGTTCCTCCCGAAGGAACTTTGTGACGATGCATACAAAGCACTGTGCGATCTCAACCAGCACGACGAACCCAAGACCGGCGGGTCGTACGGCGGCATTGACACGCTGAACGCCAGCGATCCTCGACCTGAGGGCATGACATACCATCCCGCCCGCTGGTTTAGTTGGATGGACGCGGACTATCCCTCTAAGTGCAAGACGCTTGAGGAGGTGCTGCAAGAGGTCGGCTTCGATCCGTACTTCGACGCCGACGGCAACCTTGAATCCCTCTTGTACGACAGCAAGACCGGCTGCGAGGAAATCTTTTTGACAGCACTCGCACCATTCATGCGAGGCGGGTCGTACATCAACTGGCGTGGCGAGGAAGGCGAGCTGTATCGCTACGAGTTCCAAGAAGGCCAGATGCGGCAGCTTACTGGCAACGTCACCTACAGCTAACGCATAGCTGACCATGTGCTGCGGAGTCTTTATGCTGGGGGGCACTTCGCCCCCCAGCTTTTTCTTTTCACTAGGAGTTTCCAATGTCAGTCAATATTGCTGCGTTCATTGCTTGCCAAGTCGTGCCCGTCATGACATGGGGCCTGACGGGAGTTGGCAAGTCGGCAACGTGGGAGGCAATGGCCGACGCACTGGGACGCACGTTCGTCCCCTTGCTCGGCGCCACCCACTTGCCCGAAGATTTCTCGGGCTACCCCACACCCGACGTCAAGGCGGGCGTGGTTCGCATGATGCCAACCACATGGGTGCACAAGACTCGAGACGGCAAGGCTCTCGTCCTGATTGACGAGGCGACCAACGTGCCGTCCGCTACTCAGGCTGGCCTGCTCAGTGTAATCACCGAGCGACGAGTTGGCGACGAGCAGATGCCCGCCTCGACCATCATCGTGGCGGCGGCTAACCCGCCGCACCTGTGCCCCAATGCGGTGCCTCTGTCGCCGGCCATGAGGTCACGGTTCTACCATCATGATTGGCAGGTGGACTACGACCACTGGTTCGCTGGCCTGCGAGCTGGCTGCGTGTGGACGGCACCCACCTTCCCGATTGTGCCCGACACATGGACTGACTTGCTGCCGCAGTTCGGCACGTTGGCCGAAGCGTTCTTGCGTGCGGCACCAGACTGCCGTGAGCAGATGCCCGTTGACGACGAGACGATGTCGTTTCCAACACCCCGCACCTGGACGTATCTCGTCCGGTGCTTTGCTGCGGCATCTGCCTGTGGCTACGGGATGCGTGACGGCATCTACAAGACGCTCGCCTTCGGTTGCGTCGGCCAGCCCGTCGGCAGCGAGTTCATCCGGTACATGCACCAGCTTGACCTGCTCGACCCCGAAGCGGTGATCGCTGGCACCAAGAAGTACACCTACGAGAACCGGCCCGACGCCAACATCTGCCTGCTCACGGGGCTGGTGCGGGCACTGCGATCCAACTGCACACCGGAGCGATGGCTTGCCGCCGCCGAAGTGTTCATTGAGATCGGCAACCATGAGATCGAGTCGATGCTCATGCAGTTCCGCACCTTCTGGAAGTCCCAGAAGGACGGCGGCGTGCGGCCCGATGGCTGGGCACCACCCGCCGAAGTGATGCAGAAGATCGCATCGCTTGTGCAACAGTAACCAAATCATCCTCCCCTTCACACAAAGGACAGTTCAATGTCAACGACAACAAGCATTCTCACTGATGGCTTTATGGCACAGGCACTTGCCTACCAGCAGGCTGCGACCTCTTACAACAAAGAGTTCCGCTTGTTTCTCAACTCGGTCCCGCCAATGGCTCCTGATTTCTTCTGGCCTATGGTCGACAAGTTTCGGGCCGACGTTCTGTCTGCGATGATCTATCGTCGCGAGCGGTTCGTCGAGTATGCGGCCGACGAGTTCCTGCGTAAGGCCCAGTTCGAAACCGATTCTTTCGCAGCGGCCGTGCACTTCGCCCTGTCGTGGCGCGACTACAAAGACACGGCGTACGAAGCGGGCGACAAGATTAAGTTCAACTGGGGCAGGGGCGACGATGGCTACGGAGACTTGATGGATGCCGTCGTCTTGCTGGGCCGTGACTTCAACGAACGACTTGCCGCTGGCGCGTTTCGTTCGCTGGATTGGTTTGAGCTGGAAGCTGAGAAATCCTGTATCGCGGCGGCGGCAGGGACGGCCGGCCTATCGCACTTCGATTGCGACGGCGGCGTGGCACGCACCCACTCCGACCGTCTCGCCCTTGCCCGACGACTGCGTGAGGTCGTGCTGCATGGCGAGAACTACTTTGCCATGTCGCTGGAGGATGAGGCACAGAAGCGGATCGCTTACGAAGCTGCACGAAAGGACGGTGAGTAATGCCCGAGCACGACGGCGTCTTGCATTACGGCATGACGCAATCTCAGTACGAGAAGTTCATGGAGCGCGTCGCCGCCGACCCGCGACCGTGTCGCTACGGACACATGCTGTGTTCGGACAGGCACGGCGGGCCGTGCAGCGACGAAGAATCACAAAACCATTACACAGATCAGGAGGGCGAGCAATGAAAGGTGCAGTTGTTGTGCAAGTTATGTGGGATCACGAGGCTGTGGAGAAACTTATTGAGTTCATTCAGAACCACGCCGATCTCGACGACCTGGCTCAACTCGTATCGCTTGTGTGCGTGGACGACAGAGTCAAGGTGCAGCACAGCGGTGGCTATTCCGATCCATTCCGCAACGGACGACGATGTACTGACCTCATCAACAGGAGCAAGACGTCATGACCACACCACGACAGTTACTTGGGCAAGCTAGGGTACATACATTTGAGTACGTGCCGTACCTCGCCAGCTACATTTATTCCATGCGTGAGCAGGAGACGCCGGGACTGAACACCGCCGCCGTCGATGAGCACGGGAACCTTTACTGGGATCCCGCCTTCGTCATGGAGATCGGCGAGGGGCAGACCGCCTATCTCGTTGCTCACGAAGCGTTTCATCTAGTGCTTGATCATCCGGCTCGAGCCCGCGAGATCATCGGAACCACGCCTACTGAAACACAGAAGCTGGTGTGCAACATCGCAGCAGACCTGGCCATTGAGCAGATGCTGGCGATGATGCGACACCTGCGGCCGGACGGTGCGGTGTATCTGGGATGCGTGTTGCCCGAGCTTGGCAACATGACGCTGGACTTCCCAGAGAATCGTTCGATGCGGGAATACTATCGCCTGATCATGGAGCGGCTTCGCCCGCAGGCGAACAACAACCGAGAGGAGAGCGACGATGGCCAGCAGCAAGACGACGGAGGCAGTGAGGACGGAGACTCCGGAGAGAGCGATGGCGATGAAGGCAGCGGACATGGTGGACGCCCTCGACAGGCTGGTTCCGGGAGAGAGGGCGGTGGTTCCGGCTCTAGTCCACCACCTTCTGGAGACTTGGGATCAGCTTCCGGCGACGGAGAAGGAGCCGCTGCTGGCGGTGCTGGCTCATCAGGTGATGGTAAGGGACGCGCCGGACGACCCGGAGCTGGAGGGTCATGCGGCGACGGACAGCCCCGACCTTACGAAGTAGAGAACGATGGTTCGTGGGACGCCTACGGCTCCGACATGGCTGCCCAGCAGGCAGAGGAGCAGATGGCAGAATACGAAGCATCGCATGGCATCGGCTCTGTTCCAGGTGCACTCAAGGAAATCCTGAAGGCCAAGCTGCACCCGCAGCCTGACCCGTTCGATCAGCTTCGTTCCGCTGTGTGCAGTAGCGTTGCCAGCCCGGTGGGCGGACGCGACTACTCACACCGCCGGCGATCCCGCAAGCAGCCTCCGGGTGACAAAGACCCTCTGCTGCACGGCCGCATCACAGTGCAGCCGCACGCTGTCGTGATCGTGGATACGAGCGGTTCGATGGGCAGCCGAGAGACGAAAGAGCAGGCACTGACTGTCATCGCACAAGGGCTGCGCAAGCTCACTCGCGTGAAGGTCATGTGTGCTGACGTCGGCATCCGCTCAAGCCAGCAGCTTGCTTCACTCAACCGGTTTGAGTGGACGGGCGGCGGCGGCACCGACATGGCGCGTGCACTGGAGAACGTCGACAAGCTCCAGCGCCCCGACTCCATCGTGATAGTCACCGACGGCATTACTCGGTGGCCTTCCCGTGCCCTTCGTGCAAGGGTTGTCGTTGCCTTCACCGGCGACGAGCGATCTCCTGCATGGGGTAAAATCCCTCAGCGGTATCGCAAGGTACGCCTGCCCCGAAAGGACGGACGCTAATGGAACAGGACAAGAACAGGTCGGAGTCCTACGTCGAGTGGCTACGCCGGCTCAAGCGAGAGGGCACGCGACTGCCCGACTGTGAATACAGTCAGTGGTCACGGTGGCCTGCCGAAAGGTACGAGGCTGGGCCGAAGTCACTTGGGTGGAGCGAGGCCAGAGCAGACGAAGTCGTGCAGATCTTTCGCACGTATGCTATTGCGTTTGGACAGCTTGGCTATCCGGGTGTTGTGCCTTACATGGCCGACCCGGTAACAGCAGTCGACTCTGCTGGATGCCTGCCTCTGGCACCGATGTTCCACTCCGACTGCTATATGTTTGTGCCATTCATGCACGAGGAGGGGACGCCTACGGTCAGCTCGCTGATCGTTCCGTTCCGGTCATACGATGCAACGTGGCCGCACCGTGCGTGGCGGGTCCGGCACTTAGAACCGGACAAGACCGTAGACGTACTCGACCCGGCGCCAACCAAGCACACGCTTGCTGACCCTGCGGTGCCTTACGTTCTGCGGGCACGCACTCATGAGTACCTGATCGCTGCCATCAAGGAGTGGTTCCTTGATGAGCTTCACATACCTGGACTGTAAGGAGCATCCCAATGTGGGATATGAAACTAGGACGACTGACGTTCGGTGAACGCACCGAGATACTTCTTGGCAAGGGCGTGACACCTACCTATTGGTTTTGTCGCATGTGCTGGGGGCTGTTCGCTGTGTGGACCATGAGCATGGTCGGCACGGAAGCACACATACCATTGCACCTGTGGCTGATAGCCACTGCCCTTTACTACTACTACCCCGCGTGAGGACACCATGCCTACTGTCTATTGCTACGGACGGGCCTCGACCAGCCGACAAAAGCTGACAGAGTCCCATCAGAAAATGATGTGTGAGGAGTATGTCAATCGCGTACTCCTGCCGGACGGATGGAAGTACGGCGGCTGGCTGTACGATTCTGCGACGAGCGGCAGCAAGCCGATGTTCGAACGAGACGAGGGCCGCAAGCTATGGGCACTCGTCCAGCCCGGCGACAAGATCGTGTGGGCCAAGCTCGACCGGGCCTTCCGATCTGTGGTCGATGCGTCGCAGACCATGCGACTGCTCGGAGTGAAGGACGTATCGTTCTCGTCGCTCGACTTGGGACTCGACACCAGCACAGCCATCGGCCGCTGCGTGTTCACCATCCTGACGGCGTTCGCTGAACTGGAACTGGAGTTCATTCGGGAACGCACGCGAGACGGCCTGCGTTCCAAGCGACGAGACGGAAAGCCATTCGGCCGGCACCACCCTGTCGGCTGGATGAAGGTAGGCAAGGGTCGGGACAGCTACTACCTGCCTGATCCGAAGGAGCGGGAGCAGGTGGATCGCATGCTCGCCATGCGGTCGCAGGGCCACAGCCTGGAGCGTATCACCCTTGCCATGAAAGAGCGTCGATCGAACGGGAGTCGCTGGAACATCAACAGCGTGACCCGTGCCCTTAGGGCAGGCCAAGCTCGGTATCCAAAAGAGATTCCAGCTTCTTCAAAGCGGCCTCTAGCCTACGCCTGATCGTCCGCGAATCGCAGCCGCTCTGCTGCCCAAGCTCCCGCAAGCTACGCCCCTGATAGAAGCGAGCGTAGACAAGGCGGCGAGTCTTGGGTGGCAGGCGAGCGATCGCCAACTGAAGCCGTGTGTACGGCGTTTCTTCTGCGGCCACAGTCCGCATCGCCATCTCTAATGGCACCCTCAGCGGGGAGTCGTATCTCAACCGGCGAGTCTTGTCGATCTCTTTGAGCAAGGCGTTTCGTATGGCCGTGCTGAAGTACGTAGTCACCTTCGACTTCGAAGGATCGTATGTTCGTGCCGCCTTGCAGATAGCCAGGTTCGCCACGCACTCCGCGTCAATGCGGCCAAGCGGCTTACGCAAGTGCGGGTACTTCTTCCAGAACGCAGCTATGACTTTCGGCACGACCGGCATGGCAGACTCAACGAGACTGCGCTGCTCATCCGTGAGCATGGTATCCCCCCGTCTCCCCGTCAGGGCAAACGGTGGCAACATCCATGTCGCCGCAGTGAACCCTCGTTCAGTTTACGGACGGCGCAGCCTCACCGTAACTCTTATCGCCAGCACCGAACGTCTTTTGCAGACGCTGTTCCAGCACGTACATGATGCGTGTCTGTTCGCCCATCGTGCGGCTGATCTCTTGCTGAGTGCTGGCGATCTCTCGCAGAAACTCTTGATGCGCCTCGACCATAGGAAGCACTATGTCGGTGCGAACAAACCACAGAATCGCCGTGCTCAGAAGCAAGCCAAAGCCGTACTTCTCCGCCAGCCGAAAGGATGCTTCGTAGAGATTCATTTCTGGCTCTGCCATTTCGCCATCAACTCCCGATGCTTGGGCTTGTTCCACCACCACAGAATGATCTGCTGCACAATCGTCGAGATCGCGGCGGCTATCACCAGCGACAGAATGATGAACCCGTACTTGTTATCCTTGCTGCCGGCCTGCGCATAGCTCGCCTTCACCTGTTCTTCGTACGCCTTCCACACCTCGTCCGCATGCTGATCGTCGCCGTATGCAAGCATCCGCTCTTGCGGAAACTCCGCTATGGCAACAGCGACAATCTCCTTGAGCCGATCATTGCCAAGCATCCGCACCCTGAACGGGAGCGATGACCTGATGGCGTCGAGCATTTCGTCAGCCGGATCGCTTACTTGCATGATCCATCCTTGCACTGCTGCGGCTTGGGACGGTTGGCTGCACACGGGCAGTTCTTCCCGCAGCTACACCAGACGCGGGTGATGCCGTCGCCAGTGGGAACCATGCCCGTGCCCTTGCAATCGCCGCAGCACTTGGCAACGGGACGATCGGGCGTCGGGAGCGGAGGAACCTCAAGCGGCTGCGAGAACGCAAGCCAGACGGCTACAGCGGCAATGCTCATCCCAGCACCTCCTTCGCACCCCAATCCTTGAGCTGACGGCGGGGGAATCCGACGACGTTAGAGATGGCGTACGTTCCGCCGGCGTCGATCATGCTCTGGGCTACCGACTGACTGATCCAGAAGCTGCCTTCCGGTTGGTCGTGCACCTTAGGGCCTGACACCCAGTTATAACCCCAGCTATTTTGGACCGCGAATCTACAGCCATCAGCGTTCGTGTCGTCCGCCCCGTGCCATTGCATCGCGTGAGCCCAAGAGCCAGAAGGGTACAGCATGCCCTTGCTGTCTCTCTGCTTTCCGAAGCCAACCCCCGAGCAGCACACCAGACCATAACCGTTGGCGATGGCGTCTCTTGCCTGCTGCCACGTAGTGACCAGAGAGATCGTCTTGATGGCGTGCTTTGCCGCCTCTGATGTGACGTTCGCCGGAACACCTGACGCACCCCAGCGAATGCCTGTCGATGCGTTGTACCTAGTCAGGTCAAGAGACAGCTCCGGATAGTTCTTCCGCAGCATCACGCCGCCTGTCAGGTGCGCCCACCGAACAATCTGCGAGCAACTGGCACCCTGCCCGCTGTGACCTCGAGCACCGTACAGAGGCTCGGTCGCCGTGCGATCAATCCAGTCTGAGTTCGTGCGAACATCGGGATCGTTGGCACGGGCAACGTCGCACGCTCCACGCACGGCCATGCTGACGCAGTCGCCCGTCGTCTGAATTTCGTCGTACGGATTGCGCCCGGCCTGCTTCTCAAAGGCAACCACTGCCTTGTAAGCCAAGCTCAATTTCCCCTTGCCATCTCCGAAGAGGCTGTCGCCGAACAGCGGCTGCGGTAGCTGGGCCAGCAGCTTGCGGGTGTCCTCTGGATCGCAATACGAACCGACGAATCCACCGTCGTAGAGGTGGACAATCTCATCAGGATCATACTGGGCGAGGTACTCGCTCATCGAATCGACGCGAACGCCTTAGCGGCCGCCTCCCTATTCTCAGCCGTGAGCGGAACGTCGAGCGAGCCGACCGCCTGGAGCAGGTATGCGTCGAGCTTGTCGCCAAGAGACGGGTACTTGCCGACGATGCCTGTGCTGGCGAACGCCAACTGGAGTGCCTGCTTGTGCCTATTCCTGAGGTCGAAGGTGGTGGTGCACACTGGCGACGCTGACTTCCCGTCTCGCACTACGATGTCTGCCATCGCGCCGTAGAAGTCCCGCAGCGAGCGGGCATCAGCCGCACTCACGCCGTCGAGAATGGCGCTGGCCGCTGGGGCGGGAACCACCGGGACAGGGAGGTACTTGCCGCCAAAGCTCGCCAGACCAAGCACAAGGCCGCCAGCTATGACGGCTACGCGAAGGCTTCTCATACGGCCTTCTCCTTCTCCTTGTCCTTATCTCCAACCAGCGCGGCAATCAAAGCCCGAGCGGCTGCTGCCACATCTGGCTTGTTCTTGCTGTCGGCGACGGCCGCTAGCTCAAACAGGTTGTTCACCCAGAGAGCCCGGTCGTACGAATCGGAGCTGGTAGCAGGCTGAGACGGCAGCTTGATCTTTGCCAACGCCGGCCACGCCGCCGCTGCACCTGCCACCACCAGACCCAGAACGCCCGTCTGCCATGACTCAAGCATGCTTGACCTCCATTTCGGCCAGCCCCTTAAGTGCGGCCACCACGTAATCGAACAGGTCCGCCCCCGCTGGGGTGTCCAGTACGGCGTCCAGCTTCTTCAGAAGAATGTCGTCAGACTGCGTCGGGGTTTTCGCCGCAACTGTCTGCAACAGCTTGACGAGCATGTCGGCTCGCTGTGCCGAGTCTTTTGCGGCGGAGAGCTGCGACAGCAGGGACAATGCTGGCCCCCACTCCACCATCAGCTTCAGGTTGTTGACTAGGTCCGACACGGCGAGGTCTCCCGAAACGCTTCACCATTTCCACTACTCTATTTATGTCCCGGCTGGGCCGAACGGCGGACACGATAGATCGCCGCATTAAATAGGGGTCTCGGCCGCACATCTCGCAGGCCAGGTCGAATCCAAAATCTCCTCCAGTTCCCTCAAATACCCAGCGGAAAGCCGCCACCTGGCGGCGCAGGATCTCTATGTCCTTTCGCCGCATCCGTTTCAGCGACTGCTCGGACAGCCAGAAGCTGCGGCGCCCAAGCTCTTGGATCATGCCAAACGACCGGCACAGGACTTCGCAGCAGAACTTCCGCCAGCCGTCCTCGCAGTCGTCAACCAGATCGGTGTCGCTGTATGGCTTGTCAGGCGTCATTCGGTGGCTCACATAGCCCGGAGCGCAGAGTGCCTTCGTTCAGTTCTGGCCACAGTTCCAGCGAGTGGATGGCGGCCATGACATTCCACGCCGCATGGCCCAAGTGCTCCTCGCTGCGGTCGCCGCCAAGAAACATATAGAGATGCCGGATGGCATGGTTCAGGGCGTCGTGAGCTGGCATCCCCTTCTCCCAATTGAAGTCGGAGTATTTCTCCGCGCCCTCTGCGCACGCCCGTGCCACTGCCGCCAAGCCGATCGGCGTGATCAAGTCGTATCGCGTGCTCTCTGCGTCCGAAGAACGCTGTGCACCAGTGGAAAACTGAACCCTACTTCCTTCGCGTACCTTCATGATTCCAGTAACTCCTTTGCTCTCTTCTCAAACTGAGACTTGCTCTCCAGCCACGACATTGCCACCTTCGGAACAGTGATCGGCTCTGCCTCCATGCCCCAATCGTGGCTGACAGACAGCAGCCACTCCTTCTCTGCAAGCAACGCACGAACGTCCGCTTCGTGTATCGCTTGCGGCATGGGCCATTCCAGCCCGAATCGCTTTGCTATCTGCCGCTGTACGTGCTCCTCAAGCGTCCGGTACTGCGGCAGCATGTGCTTCAAAGGGCGAGCCACATCGCCGAGATAGGCCTCGCTTGCATCGTGCAGCAGCCCCCACAGAGCATGCTCGGGCGGGCAGATCTGGCTCACGACAACGCTGTGCTGGGCCACCGAATACGGCAGAAGCGTGTGCCCTGTGTATCGATTGATCATCGACAGTGCGTGCGCTATGTCGGGCAGTCGAACGTCGCTCGCACTAAACGACGCCAAGTCCACAAGCGCACCCGTGTAGGTCTGCATGGTCGTCTTGTTCATGGGATTCCTAGCTATCGATAGGGAGTGAATCCAGCGAGTGAAGGTCGTTCGCTGGCACGAAGTACGCCGCCCCGTAGCCGCCGTAGTTCTTCTTATATTCCGGCTGCTTGGCCTCCTCGCCGAGAAGCCAGCCGCGAATGATGAACTCGCTCGGCCCGCCAGACACCAGGACGAATACGTCAGAGTCCGCATCCCTCTCACGCACGATCATTTCGTGGTCGTGGTCAGCCCTTGTCCTGACCTGAATGCGATTGCCTGCGTCGGCGTCCTTGAACGTGTTGACAGTGCCGGCCCAATACCTTCCC